AAACAGCTTAGAAATAGGCTGTTTTTTATTATGTAAAGGATTAGCAATAAGGGAATTGAGGTGATCTAATATGCCAGCAAAGAAAACAAAACCCAACAATATAAAAAAAGATACAGAGGAAACAATAAAGCAACGTGCATTCCTCGCTGCATATGCAGAGGTAGGAAACATTTCACAAGCTGCAAACATAGCTAAAATAAATAGATGTAGTCATTACGACTGGATGAAAGACGAAGATTATCAAAGAAGGTTTCACGAAGCACATATAGAAGCATGTGAGCATCTTGAAGCAGAAGCAAGACGAAGAGCAGTAAAAGGAGTTGCAAAGCCGGTATTTTTTAGAGGCGAAGAGTGCGGATATGTGCAAGAGTATAGCGACACTTTGTTAATGTTTCTTATGAAAGGTGCTATGCCTGGCAAATACGCTGATAGAGTTAAACAGGAGCATACCGGGAAAGATGGTGGACCAATCGCAATAGATGCAAATATGACAATAGAAGAAATAGACAAAAAGATAGCAGAGTTGGAGAGTAAGAAGGGGTAAAATGAAAGTTAACACATATCAAAGTTGCAAAAAGTGTCAATCTTCCCTAGGCTGAATACCGAATTTGTGAAGGATTGATATTTTAACTTGCAGATTGGAGGTAATTTGAATGAATTGTGAAAATTGTATTCATAAAAATGTGTGCGAAATAAAAAAAGAATATGTTGATTTGAATGAGGTTATAAAAGATATAGGCGTTAGCAGCTTTTATCTTAAAATCAAGGTTGAATGCACGCAATATAGACAAGATCAAAATTTGCGAGGAGTATTGCAAAGTGGAATAAATATAGATCAACTTAAAAAGAATTACACTTAGTTGGTGATAATATGAATGCAGTAGAAAAAGAAATATATAGACTTAAGATGTTGAAGTTGAAGAAGTTGGAGGAGATTGAGAAAGAGAAAGTTAAAAATGATTATGCAAAATATGTAGAATACACTCACAAGAATATATACAGTCATACTCCGCAAGGTGATTATATATGTAGAGTATTAAACGAAGCTATAAACGAACGTCACCGAATGAAAAATGGAGAAATCCCAGTAAGAACACAATATATTAAATTCTCTTTACCTCCGCAGCATGGTAAGTCGATGCATATTACCGAGACTTTCCCATCATACTTTCTTGGACACTTCCCAGAAGAAGGAGTTATTGAGGTATCATATAACGATACATTTGCTTCAAAGTTTGGTAGCCGAAATAAAGATAAGATTACTTTATACGGCAAAGATTTATTTGGCATAAGCATAAGCAAAGATACAAACGCAAAAGGCGAATGGGAAGTAATAGATACTAAGACAGGACGTAAGACGAGAGGCGGAATGATCTCAAGAGGTATGCTATCGGGGATAACTGGTAGCAGCTTAGGGGATTGTATCATAATAGATGACCCTATTAAAAATAGAGAAGAAGCAAACAGTGAGGTCCAAAGAGAAAAGATTTGGTTAGAGTGGCAAGACTCAATTAGTTCTCGTATTCATCCAGGTGCAATAGTAATCTTGATTATGACAAGATGGCACGAAGATGATTTGTGGGGAAGGTTAGACAATCCAGAATACGCAAAGCCTTTAGATTGGCAAAATCATAATTTACCTTTAGAAGCAGAAGAAAACGATTTACTAGGAAGATCAGAAGGCGAACCGTTATGGGCTGATAGGTATGGTTATGAATTCATAGAAGAAAGAAAGCGTTATCCTACATCTTTTAACGCATTATATCAAGGTAGACCAACAAGCCAAGAAGGTAATAAGATTAAGCGTGATTGGTGGAGATACTATGACAACAAACCACAGATTATTCAATATATAATGAGTGTTGATGCTAATTACAAAGATGAAGATACAAGTATATCAAAGAAAACTGATCCGGTATGTATACAGATATTAGGCAAAGCAGGAGCAAACATATATATACTTGATAATTGGGTAGGTAAAGTAAATTTCCCTACTACATTACAACAAATACGCAATATGCTTAAAAAATGGCCTTTAGTCGGTGCAAAGTTTATAGAGGATAAAGCGAACGGTTCAGCAATAATTAGTGTTTTAAACAAAGAAATAGGTGGATTTATACCAGTACAAACAGGAAAAGAAGGAAAGATTGCAAGAGTAGAAGCAGTAAGTCCATGGATTGAATCGGGCAATATATATCTTCCTCGACAAGCTGAATGGGTGCATGATTTTATAGAAGAATGTGCAAGTTTTCCTAATGGAATTCATGACGATCAAGTCGATGCACTAAGCCAAGGATTAAATAAATTGATATACTATAGTGCTGAAATACCTGTTGTTGATAATAGAAAGTTTAATTTTGACTTCGAAAAGCCAAAGCCTGACAGCTACAAAGGTGGAGAGATAGACCAATCTTATATGAGTTGGTAAAGGAGGATATTATGCAAACATATATAATAGCCGGGTGTGTTAGCATACTCGGTTTTTTTGTTCCTATTATTTGTTACAGATTAGGTATAAAAGAAGGGTATGAAATGGCTAATGGTAAGATGCCAAAGCCGATAAAAAACCCTATCAAAGCAGTTTCAGAAGGCATTGAGAACAGGAAAGAAAATAAGCAAGCTAAGGAAGAACGGAAAACATTTCTTGAAGGACTTAATAACCTTATGGCTTATGACGGAGAACCGCAGGAAGGTGATAAATAGTGAACGATACTACAAAAGCATGGGATCTATACCGAAAAGGATTAGACTACAACAGAAGAATAAGTCTCAATCCTACAGTAGACAAGTGCGAAAGATTTTATGCTAGTGACCAGTGGCACGGAGTAAAAGCAAATGGATTACCTACACCAGTTTTAAACCTTATGAAAAGAGTAATTGATTATAAAGTGTCACAGGTACTGAACAATACCCTCAAAATACAATATACACTAAAACCAAAGCAACATACGCAACAAATGTTAATGTATGCGTTGCAGAGTCAGGAAATGGGGATCCCATTCGTAGAAGTTCCAGAAGACCCGACCTATGAAATATTGTCAACAATGTTTTCTGAATACGGAGCTACCACTTGGGAACGTTTAAAAATGGATGATTTGTTAGAAAGGACAGTGTTAAAGGCTGCAATAACTGGGGACGGATTCTTATATTTCCCTTGGGATTCATCAATTGAAATAGGTGATGGAGCATCTGGAGATATAGGAGTTGAAGAACTCGACAATGTAAATGTGTTTTTCGGTAATCCTAATGATTATCGTATTAATGCAGACGGTAAACCTGTACAACCTTACATAATACTAGCCTTTAGGGATTTAGTCCAAAACTTGAGAGATGAAGCAGAAGCAGACGAACAAAGTCAGGATATGATTGACAGAATAGTTCCTGATAATGATTATTCTGACCAAGCTGGGGATTTAGGTAAGATTGAATTAGATGACGCAAGTAAGTGCATTGCGTTGTTAGTGCTTAGATACAACAAAGACACGGGTACAATATGGGCTGAAAAATCGACTAAGGCTGCAACAGTTAAGAAGGCATACGATACGAAGAAAAGATTGTATCCTATAGCAGGCATGCAATGGCAACTAAGGTCTAATTGTTATCATGGGGAAAGCGAAGCAAAAGCAGTAATACCAAACCAATTGGCTATTAATAAGCTACTAGCACAGTTGATATTGACCGTTACATTAACAGCATTTCCTAAAATGATATATGACAAAACTGCAATACCGAATAAACCTAGCAATACAGTAGGTGAAATAATCGGTGTAGAAGGATTAGGAGTAAGAAGTGTAAAAGACTTGGTAACATACCTCGATACAGGGAATACAAGTCCAGAAGCATATAAATTACTTGACAACCTTATATCATTGACTAAGGAAATGCTAGGAGCTAACGAGGTAGCATTAGGAGAGGTTAGACCGGAAAATACATCAGCATTTATAGCAGTTAATCAAGCTAGTACAGTACCATTGGCAGTAGTACAACATAGATTGTATCAGATGGTGGAGGATATCGGGCATATATGGCTTGACTATTGGCTATCGGAGTATGTTACACCAAGAGCATTAACACTAACTAAGAACGATAGCAAAAGTACTGTAATAGCCAATTTAAGCAAATATAAAGATGATATGTTTAGTGTCAAGGTTGACGTTGGTCCATCGTCTCAATACTCGGAATTAACCTCCATACAAATGCTCGACAACCTACTGAACACAGGACAAATAAATATAGTTGAGTACCTTGAGAGAATACCAAAAGGCTTAATGCCGAAGCAAAAGGAATTGATTGATAAGAAGCAGGCAGAGATTGAGCAACAACAGCAAATGCAAGCAATGCTACAACAACTACAAGCAATGTTACAACAACGACAAGGAGTACAACAACAAATGCAGCAACCCGCACTGTAGAAGGTGCTTTTTTTATGCAATAAATTAGGGCTGCAAAACGGTACAATTCCGAACCTCGCCCACAAAATTGAAAAGGAGTGTTTTGAATGTTTAGATTTAATGGTTATTTTAAAAGTCCATTTATGGATGATGATTCCGGAAGTACTGGAATGGCTGCAAATGATGGAGAAGTCGCTGAACTCCAACAGGATAATCCGGATAATACAGGTGATGTTGATAATGTAGAACCTGCGCAATCTACAGAACCGACAGAACCACAAGAACCACAGGAAGATATAACACAGACACAAGCTTTTAGCAAGAGACTTAATGAAATGACACAAAAAGCTATAGATGCCGAATATGACCGCTTGTATGGTGCCGAATACGGTATACATAGTAAGGCTGAATATGATGCTTATGTAGCAAGACAGCAAGCTATTGAGCAAGGTAAAGACCCTGAGATTGTTGACCTCCAGAACGATCTTAATCTGACTAAATCAGAATTGCAAGAATTGAAGTTTGAAAAAGCTCTCATATCACAGCGTGAAAACTTAAGCAATGACCCTAAGTATGGAGATGTATTCAAAGCTTGGGAAGGCGAATTAAAGCAACGTATGGAGCAATACGACCAAATGTATTATAACGGTCAACTCAATCAAAGAGTTGATCTCGATACTGCATTTACTTTGATGTGGAGAGAGAAAGGACCCGAAGAAATCACAAGGTTAAAACAAAAGCTTGATATCGAGAAAGCAAACAAAGAATCGGCTGCAAGGTCAACAGGAAGCGTAAAAGGACAGGGTAAAGTTGACAATCAATTCTTTACCATTGACCAAGTTAAGGCAATGACGCAGCAAGAAATACTTGCTAACTATAACGCAATACAAGAATCTAAAAAATCATGGTAAAAAGGAGTGACATAATATGTCATTAGATAATTTTATTCCGCAACTAGTACATGCAGAAATGTGGAAAGAAAGGGAAAAGAAGTTTGTAGGAATAGCAAACTGTAACAGGAAGTATGAAGGTGCAATCAAGAAACAAGGTGATCGTGTCAAAATTACCGGTATGGGTGATATCAATATTTATAACTACACAAAGAACAATTTTGATGTAGGGTTGAACCTTCAAATTCCCGACGATCAAAGTACATGGTTGTATATCACAGAAGCTAAGTATTTCAACATTGGTATTGATTCCATTGATGAAAAACAATCTACAGTTGAATTAAGTCCAGAAGCAAAAAGAAAAGCTGCGCTTGCTCAAAATGATGTAGCTGACCAGTTTATCTTCAAGAAACATGCTGATGCTGCAACCACTATAACAGAAACAGAGTTGACCTCAAAGAACGCAGCTTTTACGATTGGCAAAGCTATACAGGCACTATATGAAAACAACGTGCCAACAGGTGAAAAAATGTGTTTAGAGGTATCGCCTGATGTTTACATGAAGCTGTTGTTTGCTAAGATTCTTCAAGACACAGACAATTCAGCACACATCGAGAACGGTTACAAAGGTAAGTTCTTGAATTGTGATGTGTACATGTCAAACAACATCCAAAAAACAGATACTATAAACCACTGCTTATTGAGAACGACAAACGCTATAAGCTATGCTGAGCAATACGTTGAAACAAAAATATACGATTTAGGCAAAGATGGATTCGGTCAGGCAGTTAAACAGCTTATGGTGTATGGTGCAAAAACTGTATATCCTAAAGAGTTGGTAAGACTTAACTTAACATGTGCCGATGAAGACGTAGCATAAGGGAGGATGATGTAAATGGCTGATATAACAAAACAAAAATTAGTTCCTAACGGAGCAAAAGCACTTACTTTTGGTAATGGTGCAGCAACTCAGGATATTGTTGGTGGTGTGGACGAAAGAACACTACTAATTGTTAAGAATACCGATGCACAAACTTGTAGAGTATGGGTAAGAAAAGGTGACGGTATAAGAGCGACAAAAGATTTTTATGTTGATGTGGCACAAAATGGCTATGCAGTAATAGGTCCGTTGGAATCTTCAATATACAAAGATGTATCAACTGGGAAAATTAAGGTTGATATAACTGATGATAATAGTGCAACTGCACCTTCTGCGTTTCCCGGAACAATAACCAATGTAAAGGTAGCTGTTGTATATGTACCATAATAAGGGGGCTTAAATGCCCTCTGATTTATTTTTAAGGCGGTGATATCGTGAAATTAAAAGGAATACCAAACCGACTAATCAGCATGGATATGAGTGTATCTGTAAGGTGTGATGATGAAGGGATAATTGATCTTGATAAGACCCTTGATAATATATTAAATAAAATACTTATACCTCGTTTAACTCCTAAATATCCAGTCATTGAAGAAGTTGAGGAAGAAGTTATTGAAGAAGAATCCGAGGGAATAAAGGAAGAAAAAATTGATACTACCGAAAAGGTTTATACTTGCAAAACTTGTGGAGAAGAAATACAAGGGATGGGGAAATATCTTGCCCATTGTAAGGCACACAAAAAGGAAGGTGATAGCTGATGCCATTAGTAACAGGTAACTTTTCTGATGTAGCGGAAAGAGTAAGTAAGCAGTATTGGTATGACCATACACAGAGTTCTTTAAAAGTAACAAATACCGGTTTATTCCCAATAATTGTAGAGGTGTCTGACGAAGTTAAAGTTATTAATGCAGGAGCAAACTATACCTTCATTGAAGAATTCAAATCATTTTTCGTGAGATGCAAAACAAAAAAAGGAAATGAATCGGCTGCGTTTAGCATAGAAACTGATTCGTATAGGGCAGCTATTGAGAACGGAGGCGGCGGAGGTGGCGGAGTAACAGAAGCTCAAGTAAAAACAATTATGTCTCCGCTGACCAACCCAGTAACAGCAGGATTAACAATAACAGCACCTGCCGGAAGCCTTGAAGTTGGGGAAGCCTTAACCTCTGTTGGATTTAGCTGGACGATAGGAAATCATGGGAGTGCTAAGTCTGCAAAAATAAGAGATACTTCCGCTAATGCGGATATTGAAACGCTTACATTGGCTGCAAGTGGAACACATACCGAAACAGTAAATATAACAAAATCAACCCCAAGCACTCAAAAATATAGGCTTGATGTAATAGATAATCTTGATAGGATTATAAGTAGTACTGTCCGTACTATCAATTGGTATTATCCTGTCTTTCATGGCAGTAGTGCGAAAGCTTCGGGACTTACAGAAGCAGAAATAGAAGCATTTGCAAAGACACTTAAAGCTAGTGCAGCCGGAACATATAATTATGGTGCGGTAGCAAATACATATAAGTGGTTATTTGTACCTGAATCGTTTACACCAACAAGTTTTAAATCGGGCGGTTTTGATATGCCAATGCAATCACCTATAACAATAACAATAACAAACGAATTTGGTGTATCGCTTAAATTAAAAGGTTATAGAACAACAAATTCAACAAGTGGTGCAATTGATTTAGTTGTAGCTTAAGAAAGGAGGGATAAATAATGGCTAAAATAGCAAACTCAGTACCTTTAGGCGGTTTTATCGCTCCTAATGATAGTGCTGACACTTACGCAACACACGATGAGCAATATGGTAGAGGTGGGTTTAGGTCGGTTGCAACAACAACCGAAAGAAATGCTATCCCTGCTGATAGAAGAAAATTAGGAATGGAAGTAAAAGTACTTGCTGACGGGAAAAAATATGAACTAGTTGGAGGTATTGAGAACTCTAATTGGCAAGAAGTTGTTACAGGCGGTCAAGTAGACCCTACTCTAATAACACAGGCTGTTAATAATGCTGTGCCTACAGCAGTAAGTTCAGCATTAGAGACAGAAATCAATCCATTGCTTGAAAATAAAGCTGATAAATCAGAACTTGAAAATAAAGCGGACAAATCAGTTTTAGCAACGAAAGTAAATAAGGAATATGTTAATTCGGTAATCTCATCATTGCAGCAAGGGGATTCAAAGTTTATGTACCACAAAATCTCTATAAGCGGAACTGGAAAAGAAGAAACAGATTACATAATGAGATTAGAATTACATCGTGGAGAAAAAACAGGCAGCCATACAGCTAGAGATATATTCCTTGACAATGGTTGTAGGAAGGATTTTACAGACATAAGATTTTGTGATGCAGAGAGAAATATTATACCACATCAAATAGTTGCAAAGGGCAATTATGAAGTCATACATGACAAGAAGCTAGGTAGCAAAAATGTTCTATATCAAGGTAAGATATATTCAAACTTTGACGAAACAGGGGATGATTTGTTTGTTTCCGAGGACAACGGAGAAACATGGACGCTTGTACATAAAAACAGACAGATAATTGCTATAAATACAAAAGGATATCTTTTTGCTCGACAAGGTCAGTCAGTGTTTATGAGGTCAACAGACGATGGAGCAACGTGGACAACGGTGTTAACTTTACCGACTGGGTCATATATACAGACTGATGCTTGGGCTGAGGATAGTACAGGTGTACTGTATGCTGGACAGTATCAAGATGCTTATGACCCTGTTATTTATAAATCAACAGACGATGGAGCAACGTGGGAAACAGCCTACTCAGGAACAGAAGATCAACAACATGTGCATGGGATATTTGTTGACCCATACACAGACTATATATATGCTAGCTTCGATGGTGCCATTGAAAAGATTACAATGATGAGGTCAATAGACCATGGAGTCACATGGACAACATTATTTACAGATAGACGAGCGGCATTCACTCACATGGTTGCAACACCTACTGCACGTTTCTTCTCAGGTGGAGCACAGGGGCCGAATTCTGGTTCGACTTTAATGAAGACAACTGATGATCTAACTATTGAGACGGTGTTAAGAACTAGCGTTAACTTACAAGGATTAAAGATATTAGGCAATCATATGTATGCTTTTGGCGTAACATACGGAAACACACCCTCAGCAATAATCTATCAACTAGATTTGGATGGCACTAATGCAAAATCCATACTTATAGGCGAAAACGATGATCATAGAGGTTTCAACGGTTGGGATAATTGTGATATAGGTATTCCTTTAACATCGACAGAAGAACAAATTATTACAGGCTATAGAGATTATAGTACTTCCGTAGAATACAACGCAGTAAGAGTCTATGATGGCGGAGACCATCATCAAGCTACTACATATATTAAAATACCAAAGCTGCCACCTGATGGTATGGATATATATATTATGCACTACGATTTGATGGCGGCTGATGCAAGCGAAGATGTATATGGCGAGTTAATAGCAACTCCTAACCCTATTATACACTACAAACTAAACGAAGGCGAAGGAACAGCAATTGTAAATCAAGCCAGTCCCGGAACTTATGACGGAACGATAACAGTAGATACAGGAGAATGGAACGATTACGGGTTAAGATATTGTGGAAACTTATATCCAAGGATATTCAAGGGTAGTAACTCATACAAGTTTAAGGGTGGGGTGGATTATATTACTATTGGGGGGCATACACCTCTTAATTCAAAGTTGACAAAAAATTTCAGCTTTGTTGCATGGATCAAAACCGAAAATGTTAACGTAAACCAAACCATATTCGCAAAATTTACTACTGGTGCTGGAGGATTTCGCTTTCAAACAGGGGGGTCGAATGGTAATCTAAGATTTAGGATTGATGATGTGGCAAACGGAATATCTAAACAAGCTGTTCATAATGCACCTTTTGGAGTCGCTGTAGGGCATGAAGTTATGGTAGGTGTAATAGTTTCGGATGATGATATACCAAAAGTTAGATTTATTAGCAACGGTGTAATTTCGGAAGAAAAAGAATTGCCCGGAGCAATCATACAGAGCACCGGAACACCACGTATTGGCATATCTTACCCAACTTCCGAAAAATTTATTGGAGACATTGGAGAAGTGCAATTATACGATTACCAATTGACTCCATTGCAAGTGCAACAATTGTATGAAAATAGGTTATTGGCAGAGACAGAACCAGAAATAATAAACATGGAATCAGAAGATTTTGTAGATGTTGCGATATTAAAACAAGATATATTGCCGGGCACAACATCAACAACAACAATCACAGGAAGCACAATTACAATCGAACACAAAGACCAGGCTGACATAACAATCAGAACAGACACAATTACTAGAAATGGAGATATTTTGACGGAAATAAGAGAACTGCCAACAGGTCAAAAAATCACAAAAACAGTAAACGTAAAAACGCTAGAAACGGAGGTTCTAGAAACGGAGGTTGAATAATATGATTTCTTATTTATTAAATCCTAATAGTGTAAATTGTGGTCAAAATAACTTTTATATTAGTGAGGCAGGTGAGGTGGCTGCTAAGACAAGAATAACTATTTTTGAAAACACAAAACCGACAGTATTAGAGTATCTTGAGTTTGCTACTAACTACACATCGTCAAAACTCATAATACAGTACTACGATGGAACAACATATCAGTCGATAGGCTTAGTAAAAGTTGATGGCAGTGGAACCGATGGAGTCACTCCCACAAGTTTAGCTGCAAACGGTTGCAACTTATTTGAAGTTAATGCTCATTCTACTTCAAATAATATATACAAATTTTCCCTAGCAAAACCCTTGCATTTTTCGCAGGGTGTCAGAATTCAGTTAGAAAATACAGCACAATCAACACCAAAAAACTTGGCTTGCAGAGCTTGGGGGCATGAACTATGAGAAAGTTTGATATAATCCCCGGTTTCGAGTACACAAAAACAGACTATGCTGATTATGTAACTAGTTTAAGTGGTACAGGTTGTACAGTGACTAATCTGGGTGCAAGTTCAGACTCAGACTATGATATATATAGTCTGAGTCTTGGAACGCTAAACAATAAAAAGCCCATTGTATATATTCAAGGGCAAATACATGGTGGGCATGAGTGGCGAACTGCGTTTTGGGTTAGAAAATTTATGGAGTTGCTAGCTAATCCTCCCAACACAACATATGGTGACATATTAAAAAAATTAAGATATTATTTTGATTTTTATTGTATACCTTTGTTAAATCCTTGGGGATATGTGAACAATGACTACGAGAACAGAAACGGTGTTTCTATTTCAAGAAACTTCGATTACAATTGGAGTAATGGCGGTCAGGGTTCTGCTGCTTGGAGCGAACCAGAAGCAGTTATAGTGAGAGATATTGTATTGCAATATAAGCCTTTGACTTTACTGTGCTGTCATACGTTAGGGAGTAGCGATCAAGGTTATGCCATTAGACCACCTCAAAACAGCTTTTACAGACATACTTTTGTAGACATAATAGGACGTTTGGAAATGCTGCTAAGTCTTGGTTTAGGGCATACAGGTGAAGTGTCAGGGACTATGAGCGAACCGTCTGCTTACAATTGGGCAAGAACCTTAGAAAGTGATGCAGGTAGACAAATATACTGTTGTGCATTAGAAACAGGAGGAGGAGAAACCGAACTTGAACAATCAAGAATGGGGCTGAATGGTCTACTTTTATTATCTCTTGGTGCGTATAATGCTTTCAAATGGAAAAGACTAGACAGCAACTGTTCGCTTTAGTTCGCATAAGGACACTATCAAGACCGGGGAGGGTGGAGAAATCCACTCTCTTTTATTTTACCTAGAAAGTAGGTGACAAAATGCAAGTATCACAAATATTAGATTATGCTAAAGGCAAGTTTCCCAAAGCTGCAAACACAACATTATTCACAGAAGCAAGCATGATAATAGATTTAGATTTAATCCACAAAGAAGAATACGAAAAATTCATGCAGTTAACAAACTACTACAAGACAGAGAAAAACCTTGGCACTGTCGCAGATCAAGGAGAGTATACACTACCTACTAATTGCACAGTAGATAATATTATACAGTTATTCGTAACGATAGAAGCTGAGGATATTATATTTTACTATGCCGATGGTGAACAGGATATAAGTCATGGCAATTACTATCGGTATGGTAGTGCAGAGAATAAGATTGAACTGTTAAGAAACGGAAACCCCATTGATACTAATGGTCATGTAATAACTATAAAATTCTACCCTACACCTACGAAAATAACAGCCACAACACAGACACCGGATATAAACGAAGATTGGCATAATTTACTTTGTTATAGGCT